AGGGTATTCGGATCGCACGCATCAGGTAGGCAATACGTCAGAAAGTTGTTTAGATAACTCAAGACACACCTTCCCCAAAAGCCGAAAATGCAAAATCGGCCACTTTACCACTTCTATTTTCGCTGCGCTACCTTTTAGATAATCGTATTTAGAGTATGGCGCTAATCAGCCGATCCGAAGCTGCCCGTGCATTGGGGGTATCGCCTGAAGCTGTTTATGCTGCAGTGAAAAGCGGAAGATTATCGGTCAAGAAAGACGCATATGGCAAGGTCGTTGTCGATAGCGAAACAATGCGAGAGGAGTGGGCCAGGAACACGCAGACGCGAATTGGCATCGGCCCTAAAGCCGCTGGGCCAGGCAAGGAGAAGAAGCCTTTGCGAAGCCGTGAGGAGAGAATGTCTTCTGGAGCAGAGCAGCCCAGGATCAGCAAGACCCAAGAGTCGATCCCCGACTATGACGAATCTCGCGCTCGTACTGAGCACTTAAAAGCTGAACTGCTTGAGCTGGATCGACAGCAGAAAGAAGGACTTTTGGTCAAAGCGGAAGACATCGCATTGGAGTGGTCAGAAATTATCACTCGCGCAAGAACAAAACTATTAGGGATACCAACCAAGGCAAAACAGCGGATACCAGACTTAGACACAGATGCTATTGGCGTTTTAGATGATATTGTGCGCGAAGCATTAGAAGATTTAGCTGGTGACAGCGAATAACGTACAAAAACTAAGAAAGTCAGCCGCTTTAGCCTTCAAACCGCCAAAGAAGATGACATTAAGCGAGTGGGCGGACTCTTATGCGTATTTAAGCGCAGAATCAAGTGCAGAAGGCGGTAGATGGCACACGCTGCCTTACCAGAAGGGAATAATGGATGCGATCACGAATCCGAAGATCGAGCAGATCAGCGTGATGAAAAGTGCCCGTGTCGGGTACAGCAAAATCCTTAATCACGTCGCTGCCTTTCATATTCATCAAGATCCATGCCCGATCATGATCGTGCAGCCCACGATTGAGGACGCTCAGGGGTATTCCAAGGAGGAAATCGCGCCGATGTTGCGTGATACGCCTTGTCTTAAAGGTGTAGTGAGTGAGGCCAAGTCAAAAGACGGAGCCAACACAATCCTGCAGAAGCAGTTCCCTGGCGGGAGCTTGAGCTTGGTAGGTGCCAACAGTCCTCGTGGATTCAGGCGTGTGAGCAGGCGCGTGGTGCTATTTGACGAGGTTGATGGTTATCCACCCTCAGCTGGCACCGAGGGCGACCAGATCAAGCTGGGCATTAGGCGTACTGAGTATTACTGGAACAGGAAGATCGTGGCGGGGTCAACGCCAACGGTTAAAGATTTCAGCCGTGTGGAGCGAATGTTTCTGCAGGGTGACCAAAGGCGCTATTTCGTGCCATGTCCAGATTGCGGTCACATGCAGTATTTGAAATGGCCAAACATGAAGTGGCATGATGACGATCCCGATACTGCTAGCTACTGCTGCGAAAGCTGTGGCGTATGGATCCCAGCGGCGAAGAAGCGTTGGATGGTTGAACGCGGCGAGTGGCGGCCCACCGCGCCTGGTAATGGTAAGCATGTTTCGTTTCATATTTGGGCGGCTTACAGCTATAGCCCTAATGCGAGCTGGTCAACCCTGGTTGAGGAGTTTCTTGATGCGAAAAACGACGCAGAGCAATTGAAGACGTTTGTCAATACCGTTCTGGGCGAGACGTGGGAAGACGAATATGCGTCGAAGGTTAATGCTGATGGTCTCAGCGAACGCTCAGCTGACGAGAAGTACAAGCAGGGCGTGGTTCCTTCAGAGGCATTGTTGCTCACTGTTGGCTGTGACACTCAGGACACTTGGCTTTCGCTCAGTGTCTGGGGATGGGGCCGTGAGGAGCAGGGGTGGTTGATTGACAGAGTGAAAATTCACGGCGATCCGTCAAGAAAAGAGGTATGGAAACAGTTGGATGAGATTGTGCAAACTCCCTACGAGTCTGAGGATGGCCGAAAGTTGAAGCCAATGGTGGTAGCCATCGATAGCGGTGGCCACCACACCAGCGAGGTGTACCAGTACGCCAGGGAGCGGCAAAGCTTAGGTGTCATTGCGATCAAGGGCATGTCAACCAAGAACAAGCCGCCAATTGGCAAGGCGAGCAAGGTTGATCTGAACGCTCAAGGTAAAACGCTCAAGAAAGGCGCTCAATTGTTCCCGGTTGGATCGGACACGATCAAGTCGTTGCTGTTTGGCAGATTGAAACACAACGATGTTGGCCCAGGGTATTTGCATTTTTACCCGACAGTTGAAAAAGATTATTTTGAAGAGTTGACAGCAGAAAAACAGATCCTCAAATACAAGAATGGATTCCCTGTGAGAGTTTGGGTAAAAAGTAGCAGCGCAAGGAACGAAGCGTTGGACGAGCTTGTCTACGCTTACGCAGCATTGAATCGCGTGTATCAGATTAAAGATCGCAGAACGTTATGGGATCAGATGGAGAAAAGCCCAGAGGAGCGCAAGCCAAGTAAGGCAGGCAAGGGAAACCGCGTCCAAAAAAGTTTCATCAATCAGTGGTAAGAGTTAGACTGTTGAATATCAAGTGACTGATGTAGATGGCGATCCCTCCATCCATAACGAGCGGCGTGGATGCGGTGTGGATTGATGCCGAGACCATTGACGTGTTTGGCGATGCCGTCACTAGCTCCACTCATTCGCTCGTTTACTACTTTCGCCTGAACACTAATTCGCAGGGTCTAACGGCAACAGCGGTTGCTTACAACAGCGGCTGGAAGACTACGTTGACTGCTGCTGCGACTGGTGCGGCAGATCCGAGCCCTAACTGGTTTTTTCAGGCTGTCCTTACGAAGACAGGTGATAGCACTGTTCAAGAGTACAGCCGAGGGCAGATTGAGATTCGTCCGTCACTTGCTTATTCGGGCACGCCTGGAGCATTTGACGGCAGGACTCAGGCTCAACAGGACTTGGATGCGGTAAAAGCAGCAATTAGGTCCATTGTCTCTGGCGGAGCTGTTTCCGAGTACAAGATTGGAAGCAGAAATTTAAAGCGATATGATCTTTCAGAATTGCTGGAACTTGAATCAAGATTGAAGTCTATTGTGGCTAAGGAGAATAAAGCCAAATTGATCGCATCTGGCCTTGGCGATCCACATAATCTCTACGTTCGGTTTAACGGAAGCTGATGGGACTTCGTACACGATTTTTGAGAACGCTGGGCCTCCAGCGAGTGCCCCGCGATCAGCCTCGCCGTCGCCGCCGTAACTATGCAGGCGCGATTATTTCGCGTCTTACTAGCGACTGGATGAGCACTCAAGCAAGTGCTGACGCTGAAATTCGGACAAGTATCAAGAAATTACGGGACAGATCCCGTGAGATGGTACGGAATAATCCGTATGCGAAACAGGCGAAGCGCACCACTCAAGTCAATGTTGTCGGCAGTGGGATCAAGCTTCAGTCCCAGGTTCAGCAAGTTCGTGGTCGGAAGCCCAGTGAAGCGATTAATCGCCTGATTGAAGAGAAGTGGCATTTATGGACCCGTGCGCAGCATTGTGATGTAGCGGGGCGGCACAGCTTCCACATGATGGAATGGCTGGCGACTGGTGCTTTGCCTGAGTCAGGCGAAGCGTTGTTTCGTATTATTCGGCGTCCGTTTGGTGGCAGCAGGGTGCCATTGGCTCTTGAGATGATCGAGTCGGATGTGCTCGACGAGGAGTATCAAGGTGCAACGCTTGCAAGGCTCAATGAGTGGAGGATGGGCGTTGAGATCAACGAATGGGGTCGTCCTGTCCGTTATGCGTTCTTGACTCGTCATCCTGGTGATTATTGGTTTCAAAATGCACCCCAAAAAGGTGATAAGCATGTTTTTCTGCCTGCGGAAGACGTAATTCACCTGTTTATTCCAGAGCGCCCGCAACAGCATCGCGGAGTGCCTTGGTTCCATTCAGTGATGGCTGACGCTCACCAGTTGCAGGGTTACGAAGAAGCCGCTGTGATTCGCGCCCGTGCGGGTGCTTCAGTGATGGGATTCGTCACAAGCCCAGACGGTGAGCTTGAAGGTGATGACGTTGAAGCTGATCGCAGGATTAGTGAATTTGAGCCTGGTATGTGGAAGTACCTGGAGCCTGGTCAGGACGTAACCGTGCCGAACATCAGTTCACCTGATCAGCAGTACGAGATGTTCGTAAAGAACAAGGTTCGCCGCTTTGCCTCAGGTTTTGGCTGCAGTTACGAGACTTTATCGCGTGATTTCAGTGAAACGAACTACAGCAGCAGCAGGCTGAGTTTGCTTGAAGATCGCGAGCATTGGAAGGTTATTCAGTCTTATTTGATCGAAAACTTCCACAATCGTGTGTTTCGCGAGTGGCTTGACCTTGCTGTATTGGCAGGCGAGCTTCCGTTTGATGATTACGATTCACGTCCTGAGCGATATGACACTCCGCGATGGATGGCTCGCGGATGGGATTGGGTTGACCCGTTGAAGGAAGCGAAGGCGTACCGCCAGATGGAGCAAGCTGGTTACATGACCAAGGCGCAGATTGTCGCGAAGCTTGGCGGAGACTTCTTTGATAACCTCACCGAGTTCTCTAGGGAACAGCAAGCAGCCTCAGAGCTTAGTGTTGAGCTTGATCGTGACATTATTGATGAACTCCCAGAGGAGGTTGAGTGATGCCTGCAATGCCAACTGAAGGTATGCGCGAAGAGGCGCAACGTTACAAGGATTGGAAATCAGAAGGCGAAAAAGGCGGCACTGAAGTTGCCGCTCGTCGCGCCACTCAGATTTTGAGTGGTAATGAATTGAGCGACGATGTGATCGTTGCAATGAGCGCATGGTTTGCGCGGCATGAAGTGGACAAAAAGGCTGAGGGGTTTAGTCCTGGCGAGGAGGGTTACCCCTCTCCAGGCCGTGTCGCTTGGGCTGCCTGGGGCGGTGACGCTGGTAAAACATGGTCAGACCGAATTGTTGAGTCTATGGATCGCTCAATCGAAGAAGAGACAAGGGCCGAGCCTGACGGCTTGAAAGTCGGTGATTTCGTGCGTTGGAACACTCCTGGCGGAAACGCTCAGGGCAAGATCACAAAAATCATCCGCGATGGCCAGCTTGATGTACCTGGAGCGGAAGTCGTAATTAATGGCGAGGAAGAAAATCCTGCAGCGTTAATTCAAATTTATCGCGAAGGCAGTGAAGGCTGGCGTGAAACTGATGTTTATGCAGGACATAGATTCAGTACACTGAAAAAGATCGAAGCATTACGCGCAATGGAACTTACCTCGGAGGTGCCTGATGTTGTCGCAGAAGAGAGTTCTAAAGAAGAATTGTCTCGCGATCTTGAAGGTACAAAATTTAAGCGTGTTGAAGCGACAAGTTTCAGCATGGTTGATGAAAGGAGCATGGAATTTCCATTCAGCTCTGAATATCCCGTGGCTCGTTACTTTGGAAACGAAATTCTGAGTCACGGCATGGAGTCCGCGAATCTTTCGCGGCTCAATGATGGCGCACCGCTTCTTTATAACCATGACCCAGATCGCATGATCGGCGTTGTTGAACGTGCTTGGGTTGATAGTGAAAAGAAACGCGGTTATGCCAAGGTGCGCTTTTCGCGCAATAAATTCGCGCAAGAAGTGCTTCAGGACGTTCGCGATGGAATCCTTCGCGGCGTTTCTTTCGGCTATTCCATTGATAAAATGGAGGAGCGCGAAGATGGCCTCGTAGCTACCAATTGGTCGCCTTACGAGGTTTCGTTAGCTGTTATCCCAGCTGACCCCACTGTTGGAGTTGGACGTTCTCTTCAGATCGACGACTCTGACGCAAATGTTGGAGTTGATCGTTCTTTAGAGAACGTTGACTCTGACACCGATACTGCGGCTTCGACCGCATCTCCCGTAAACACAGTGACTGAAGTCATGGAAAGCACCACAACTGATGTGGAGGTGATCCGGTCCGAGGCCGTAGAGGCCGAGCGTACCCGGATTGCATCTATCAACAAACTCGGCGAGCGTCACAACCTCTCCGATCTTGCACGCGAATTGATCTCCGGCGGACAGTCCGTCGATGAGGCTCGCGCTGCTGTCCTCGAAAAAATCGGAACTCAGCCCGTGGAACACAGTATCACCGCCAACGACATTGGCCTCTCCGATAAGGAGACTCGTAGCTTCAGCTTCGTCAAAGCTCTGAACTATCTCTCTAACCAGGGTGATGCTCAGGCTCGTCGCGATGCAGCGTTTGAAATTGAAGTTGGCGAGGCTGCTGCCAAGAAGTACGAGCGTTCTTCAAACGGCATCGTCATTCCTAATGAAGTCCTTCGTCGCGACTTGGTTGTAGGTACACCTACAGCTGGTGGTGACTTGGTTGACGACGTGCTTCTGGCTGGAAGCTTCATCGATCTGCTTCGCAACCGCCTGTCAATTTCACAGGCTGGCGCAACGATGCTGACCGGGCTGCAGGGCAATGTGTCAATTCCTCGACAGACGAGCGCGAGCACAGCATACTGGGTTGGCGAAAATTCTTCCCCTACCGAGTCCCAGCAGGCAATTGATCAGGTCAACATGACACCTAAGACGGTGGGTGCATTTGTTGACTACTCACGTCGTCTTCTGCTTCAAAGCAGCATTGACGTTGAAGGCATGATCCGCAATGACCTTGCTCGCGTTATTGCACTTGAGATTGACCGCGCTGCTGTTTACGGCACCGGTTCTTCCAACCAGCCTCAAGGTTTGACCAATGTCTCCGGCATTGGTTCCGAAACGTTGACCAGCTTTGGAACTTTTGCTGAGTACATTGCGATGGAGACCGACGTTACTGCGGCTAACGGTGACATCGGAGCAATGCGCTATATCATTAACGCTTCCGCTCGCGGCTCTCTGAAGTCAACCGAGAAGGCTTCAAACACTGCTCAGTTCGTTTATGAAAACGATGAGATCAATGGTTACCCTGTGATCGTTTCTAACCAGCTGCTCAATAATGATGCGCTGTTTGGAGATTTCTCGCAATTCGTGATGGGCATGTGGTCTGGTTTGGATCTAACTGTTGATCCTTATGCTGGTGCTACGGCTGGCACTGTTCGGGTGATCGCTCTTCAGGATGTGGATTTTGCTGTCAAGCAGCCTGCATGTTTCTGCTTCGCTAGCTGAGCAACATGAAAGTTGAGATCACACGCGGAGTGATGATCAACGGGGAGCCTGTAAAAGCAGGCTCCTTTATTGAAGTTGATCAGAAGACAGCGAATATTCTTTTCAATAGCGACAAAGCAAAAGTTGCTGTCGAGAAGCAAGCCGCGCCTGTTGCCGACACTCCTCCGCCTTTCCCACCGAAGCCTCCTTCAAAGCGAGGACGTTCCAAAAATTCTCTTGGAGAAGACTGATGACAATTCTTTCTGTCGGCCTTGAAAAGCTTTCGCATTTTGCGTTAGCTCCAACCGCTTCACGTACTTCTGCTCTTGACGGCACTGCCGTTGACTTGAATGATTACGAAGGCGATATTTGCGTGATTCTCGATGTTGAGAATGGCGGAACATCGACTTTGGATGTCAAAATTCAGTCGGCTGACACCTCTGGTGGAACTTATTCTGACGTGACTGACGCTGCGTTTACGCAAGTAAGCACAAGTGCAAGTAAACAGACCTTAGTTTTCGCTAAGGGAAGCGCAAAGCGTTTTATCAAAGCTGTTTCGACAGTTTCAACTTCAACTCATACCTATAGCGTCAATGCTTTTGGTGCTCTGAAGTACGCCTGATAGCTGTATATGCCCGGTTCGTCCGGGCCTTCCTTATGGCATTCACTGAAGATTTAAGCGTTTTTTTAAGCGGCAATGATTTCGCAGTTCCAGTTGTTGCTGGAGCCGTAACAGGACTAGGCATTCTTGACATGCCGTCAGAAATTATTGCTGATGGAGTGATTTTGACAACAGACTACAAGCTGACTTGCGAGACTTCTAAGTTTGGGAATCTCCTTCATAGCGATGCTGTAACTGTCAACGGTTCTGCGTACACAGTCAGAAGCAACTCGTTGATAGACGATGGAGCGTTTTGCGAGGTGATGCTTCAAAAGAATGTGTAGCAGCAAGGTTCATACGCTATGCTTTAGAAGTAGTGGAGTAGAAGCTGGCCGGTCATGAGCCTTCCAAGGATTGGTGGTTTCTCAGCGCCAGCAACGGCTGATTTTGCTGATCTAAGTTACGACGGTAGCAGCCGGGTGACTACAATCACTTACAAGCAAGGCGGTTCTAGCGGCGTAAGTGTTGGAGTCTTGAATATTACCTATGTAGGTGCAACTACTGATGTTGACACTGTTTTCTGGAGCTTGAGCTGATGGCTTACAAGTTTAACCCGTTACTGGGTGTCGGCCTTGATGA